ATAACAGAGAGTTTGGGATTGAGTGCTACACATGCAAGCAAAAGGATATTGGACTTAGCCAAGGGAGCGAAGAGTGAGTACGTACAACTTGAGGCAAGCAAGGATATACTAGACAGGGCAGGCTTCAAGGCTCCGGATAAGCACATGCATTTACATGCAGGCGAAATAAAGGTTGCAATTGATTTGTCCTAGGGGGGTGGGGGTAAAAAGTTGCAATGGCGACTCGACAACATCACCCATACAAACATTATTTGCTCTCAAGGTTCGTTTGTGCATTGAGCGTGATAACGAGATGAGGGATAACTAAACTATGGCAACACCGGCATGGACACGTAAAGAAGGCAAGAACCCTGAGGGTGGGTTAAACGCAAAGGGTCGAGCTTCTTATAAACAAGGAACATTAAAGCCACCAGTTAAGAGTGGGGATAATCCTAGACGTGCTTCTTTCTTACAAAGGATGGGAGCAGCTAAAGGGCCTGAGAGAGATAGTAAAGGTAAACCTACTAGGTTATTATTATCATTAAAGGCTTGGGGTGCGAGTAGCAAAGCAGATGCTATTAAGAAAGGTCGTGCCATTTCAAGGAGAAATAAATCTAAAAAGGAGAAAGCATAATGCCTATGGGTAAAGGAACTTATGGTACTACTAAAGGAAGACCACCAAAGAAGAAGAGCATGCTAACTGGTAAGCAGAAGACATTACCACCTGCTTTACAGAAAAAAATTATGAAGAAGAAAAAGTAGGAGTTTATTATGGTAGCAATGAAAGAAGCTATTGAAAAAAGAAAATCTCAAACTAAAAAATTAAGTTTATTGAATACTCCTTTAAGATCATTAAATGCCTATCTTGCTAACAAAAGAGCTACAAAGAAAGAAGCTGAAGACATAAATAAAATGATAATGAAGGTTGATGATATGGAGCTTGATGGTTTAGAAAGAAAAAGAAAAGAAGAGTTAAGGTCTATTATGCTTAGAGTAAAAAGAAAAATGGCAATGGATAAAAGACAAGTAAATGGCAGTTAACGAAGCAGGCAACTATACTAAACCTACTATGAGGAAAGCTATCTTTCGCAGGATCAAAGCCAGTGGTAAGGGTGGTAAACCCGGACAATGGTCTGCTCGTAAAGCACAGATGCTTGCCAAACAATACAAAGCTAAAGGGGGAGGTTATACTTCTTAATGGCTTTATCTAAATCACAAAGGTCGCTCCGTGCATGGACAAAACAAAAGTGGAGAACGAAATCAGGTAAACCTAGTACACAAGGGTCAAAGGCAACCGGTGAACGTTATCTACCTGAGAAAGCAATTAAAGCTTTATCTTCCTCTGAATACGCAGCCTCTACGGCTCTTAAACGAAAAGCAATTAGAGCAGGTAAACAAGTATCTAAACAGCCCAAAAAGATTGCAAGCAAAACGAGAAGTTATCGATCTTATTCATAGGATTACCAAATGAGTTTTTTACATACTCTTAAGAAAGAAGAAAGAGATATACTTCGTGTAGTTGTTAAGAACGTACACTTCAAACATTACCCGGAACAGTTCTGCACAGATTATGAAGCAGACAAAATGATTGCAGCCATTGCACCTGAGGTGGTAGAAAAACTAATGAAAGTTGGCAAGGATATGAAAGTTGACCAACTTTAAATACAAACCTGATGGTGAAGTTTGCAAAAATTTTATGAAGGATGATACCTTTTTTCGTGGTATTAGAGGGCCAGTAGGGTCAGGTAAATCAGTAGCTTGTTCTGTAGAAGTATTCAGAAGGGCGTTAATGCAGGAGAAATCACCGGATGGCAAAAGGAAAAGTCGTTGGGCTATCATCAGAAACACAAATCCTCAGCTTCGCACTACCACGATTAAGACTTGGTTGGACTGGTTTCCGGAAGAAGATTGGGGTAGGTTTTCTTGGTCAGTTCCATATACGCACAAGATATCCAAGAGTGACTTGGAGTTGGAAGTTATATTCCTTGCACTCGACAGACCTGAAGACGTAAAGAAACTTCTTTCATTAGAACTTACTGGCATATGGATTAATGAGGCTAGGGAAATACCCAAGTCAATTATTGATGCATGTACTATGCGTGTGGGTAGATATCCATCTATGAGAGATGGAGGGCCAACATGGACTGGTGTGATTGCAGATACTAACGCACCTGAAGAAGATCACTGGTGGCCAATCATGGCAGGAGAAGTTCCTGTGCCTGATCATATAAGTTCTGAGGAATCTAGGATGCTAGTGAAACCTGATAACTGGAAGTTCTATACACAACCATCAGCTATGATAGAGGAAAAAGATAATGATGGATTGGTTTCAAAATATAATCCTAATCCGTTAGCTGAAAACAAAAAGAATATGATGCCAAGCTATTATCCTAACTTGATACAAGGTAAGACTAAGAGTTGGATAGATGTTTATGTAATGAATAGGCTTGGGCATATACAAGATGGTAAACCAGTATACAATATGTTTAGAGCCGATGTGCATGTTGCTAAAGAAGAAATACCTGTCGCTGATGGTATGCCTTTATTTATTGGATTAGATTTTGGCTTAACCCCTGCAGCAGTCTTTGGTCAAAAGGTCAGAGGTCGTTGGCTTATATTACAGGAGATAGTTGCCTTTGATATGGGCATAGTTAGATTTGCTGAGTTACTAAGAGCAGAGATAGCAACACGTTACGCTAACTGCGATGTAAATATATTTGGTGATCCGGCAGGAGACTTTAGGGCACAGACAGATGAGTCTACACCATTTCAAATATTGAGAGGTGCAGGACTTCAAGCTAGACCAACACATAGTAATGATGTAGCGTTAAGACTGGAATCTGTGTCAGGTCCATTGCAACGTATGGTTGATGGTCAGTCAGGTGTGTTGATAGATTATAGATGTAAAGAATTGATTAAAGGTTTTGAAGGTGGCTATCACTATAGAAGAATGCAAGTATCAGGAGAAAGGTATGAGGACAAACCATCTAAGGATAGGTTCTCACATATACATGATGCATTGCAGTATCTTATGTTAGGGTCAGGAGAAGGCAGACAAGTGATGGGTCAGTTCAAAACTCTCAAAGCATTTAATGCTAGGAAAGAATTTGATGTATTTACAAGACAACCTAAACAACAAAGACGACAAGGTCTTTGGTCTAGGTTATAACATTTGTGCGTTGTGTATTATTAATTTAATATGTATGCGTTAAAGAAAAGGAGATTCATATGTGTTTACCCGGTGGTGGATCAAGAACACCTGCACCCGATCCTGAATTAGAAAAAGAAAGAGAATCCGAAAAGGCTAAAGAGCAGGTTAAGACTGCTGAAATGAAGCAAGAAGCTTTAGAAGAAACTGTTTCAAGAAGACGTAAAGGTACAGGTAGAAGATCATTGTTGTCTGGTTCAGGTGGTGGTGTAGGTTTTTATAACAGGTATTCATAATGCATGATATAGCTCAAAGCTACATGGCTAAATATGAAAAAGCCAAAACAATCAGACGTGAGTTTGAAGAACTCTACGATGAAATCTTTGAGTATTGTTTACCACAAAGACAGGGGTTCAAGAACTATACCCCCGGTCAAAGACGTGATGATCGTATATTTGATGAGACTGCTGTAGTTGGTGTACAAGAATTTGCATCAAGATTGCAAGCAGGATTAGTTCCTAACTTTGCTAGATGGGCAGACTTTGTTGCCGGTGGAGAAGTTCCTGTTGAAGAAGCAGATGAGATTAACAATAAGCTAGATGAGGTTACGGAATATGTATTTGAAATATTACAGACATCTAACTTTGCACAAGAGATACATGAATGTTTTATAGACCTTGCTCTTGGTACTGCTGTACTTGCTGTTACTGAAGGTGATGCTGTAAACCCAATACGTTTTCATTCTATTCCATTGCCACATGTTGTGTTGGATACAGGGCCTGATGGAAGAATTGATCATGTTTATAGGGAAAGAGATTTAAAGTTTAGTGACTTACCTATTGCATATCCAAGAGGTTCTTTTACTGAACAAACATTAGATAAGATACAAAAGTATCCTGATAGCAAATGCAAGATACTAGAAGTATCATGCAAGCTTTATGACAAACCAAATGAAGAACGCTATAGCTATATGGTTATAGAGATGGGTGACAAGAAGCTTATACTAAATGAAGAGTATAATGGCATAGGCTCTAATCCTTTTATTGCTTTTAGATGGAGCAAAGCAAGTGGTGAGGTTTATGGCAGAGGCCCTGCTGTTAATGCATTAAGTGCTATCAAGAGTGCTAACCTTACAATAGAGTTGGTGTTAGAGAATGCACAGATGGCAATATCAGGCATCTATCAAATGGATGATGATGGTGTTATTAACGTAGATACAATTAACTTAGTGCCGGGAACTGTAATTCCTAAAGCACCTAACTCACAAGGACTACAGCCTATAAGGGCAGCAGGCAACTTTGATGTTGCTAACTTGGTTCTTAATGATATGAGAAATAATATTAAGCGTGCTTTGTATAATGATATGCTTGGTGATCCTAACAAGACACCTGCTTCAGCAACTGAAGTTGCAGAACGTATGGCTGATCTATCAAGAAAGATAGGTTCAGCATTTGGTAGATTGCAGGCTGAGATGGTACAGCCAGTATTACAGCGAGTAATATACTTGCTAACTAAGCAAGGCAGGATAGAAATACCAACTGTTAATGGCAGGCAAGTTAAGATTAAAAGCGTTTCCCCACTGGCACAAGCACAATCAAATCAAGACATTGTGTCTCTAGATAGATTCTTAGAAATGGTCGCAGGGCGTTTTGGTCCTGAGGTGATTAACCTCCTAGTCTCCTCAGAAGAAACAGCAATCTATCTAGCCAAGAAATTTGGTGTGCCAGACCAGTTGATCCGTGATGTTGGTGAGAGACAACGCATGGTACAGATGGCACAACAGATGCAACAACAAACAGGAATAGACCCGAATGCAAACCCAAACATCCAAGCACTTGGGGGTTGATGGATACCCTCGCTCCAAAAACAATGATGAAAAAATATCTTTAGATTTAGCCAGTACATTCAATACTCCCAGTGGACTGGCTACTTTACAATATCTTAAGTCTATAACAATAGAAGCTATAACAGGAGCTAATATAAGTTCTGAAGAGTTACGGCATCTTGAAGGACAAAGATATCTAGTGGCATTGATTGCCAAACGAGTTCAACATGCAGAGAGGATAAATCATGGAAGAAACATCAGCAACACCAAATGAAACTACTGAAGCTCCAGTAGAACAAACTACGGAATCTGTTCAGGCTGAAAGACCTGAGTGGCTACCTGAAAAGTTTCAGACACCTGAAGACTTGCGTAAATCATATGACGAACTTTCAAGTAAGCTTGGTAAGGGTGAGGAAGAATTACGTGATAAACTATTACAGGAAATGGAAACAGAAGCATTTTCAAGTAGACCTGATGCAGTTGGTGATTATGTATTACCTGAAGTTATAGATGAGCAAGCTGCTGTAGATAATGAGTTGCTTGACTGGTGGTCTAACTATTCATGGGAAAATGGATTAAGCCAAGAAGAGTTTGCAGAAGGCATAGAGAAATATGCTACAGCTATTATGGGTCAGCAACCTGATCTTGAAGCTGTGCAAAAAGAACTTGGTGATAATGCTAATGAAAGAGTTGAGGCTGTTCAATTGTGGATGAATAAGTTCTTTCCTGATCCTGCAATGCAAGAAGCCGTTGCAGAACTAGGTGCAAGTTCAGCAGGCATTAAAGCTTTGGAGCATATTATAGAGCAAACAAAATCATCCAATGTAGCAGGTCAAGGAACAATTGCAGGCCAAGTTACCAAAGAAGATGTAGAAGCTAAGATGAAAGACCCAAGATACTGGCAACAGGGTAGACGTGATCCGGCATTCGTACAGGAGGTCAATAATGAATGGAAGCGTCTTTACGGGTGAAGGTGATTATGGCATTGCTGAAATAATTAAAAGCAGGCCAAGTCATGCAGAAAAGCTTCAACATAATTTAAGGGATACTGATTTACGAGAATGTTTAATTGCAGGTGTGTCTCCGTGGCGAGCATTAATGCAATCATTACAAGTAGATACAGCAGAAACTTATACTGTTTTGTTAAAAGAAGAACCGGTTATGATGTTTGGTGTTGTGCCACAGCATGATTTGGTAGCAAGAATTTGGATGCTATGCAGTCCTGTAGTAGAGCAATATCCAAAAACATTTGTCAAATTGTCACCATCTATTGTAGATTACTTTCAAAATAAATATTTTTTATTGGAAAACGTATGCCCAATAGATCATTACAAGACTTTAAGTTGGTTGGAATATCTTGGTTTTGGCTTTTTACCATCTGCTATTTCTAGTAATGGTTATCACGTTTTACGATTTGTGCGTTGTCAAAACCTTTATTATATGCAATCCCTTGAAGATACACGGCCTGTAATAAGCTGACAGCCCTAACGGATAACTGGATGAAGCCGAAAACAGACAACCGATAGCAACCTAAACAACAAACTGCAATGAGCAGGGAAAGGACTAATAATGGCTAATACAATAGATCAAGCCTTTATTAAGCAGTTCGAGTCCGAGGTACATCTTGCATACCAAAGAATGGGTTCAAAGTTAATGAACACTGTTCGTAACGTAAGCAATGTTGCAGGAAGCGTAGTACGCTTTCAAAAAATCGGTACTGGTTCAGCTTCAACTAAATCAAGGAACGGTATGGTTACTCCGATGGAACTAGATCATACTAACGTAGAAGCAACACTAGCAGACTACTATGCTGCTGAGTACATAGATAAGTTAGACGAACTCAAGACAAACATTGATGAACGTCAAGCTATCGCTACTTCTGCTGCTGCTGCATTAGGCCGTAAGACAGATGAGATTCTTATTACAGCTATGGATGCAGGTGCTAACTCAACTCAGTTACATGATACTAGCAGTGCTGTAGAAAAAGCAGACTTGTTATCAGCTTTTGAAACATTTGGTTCTGCTAACTTACCTGAAGATGGTAATAGATATATTGCTATGCATCCAAAAGGATTTGCTGACTTATTCTTAATCAATGAGTTTGCATCTTCTGATTATGTAGGCGATCAGAACTTACCATATGCAGGTGGCATGACAATGAAAGAGTTCTTAGGATTTAAGATTTTTTCAACTACTGCTGTAACTGCCGGTAAGAACATGGCATATCATACAACTGCTGTAGGACTTGGCATTGGTGCTAATGTAACTACTGAGTTAAATTATGTGCCTGAAAGAGTTTCACACTTAGCAACATCAATGATGTCCATGGGTGCTGTCGTTATTGACGACAATGGTATCTATGAACTTCTCGATAACAATACATAGGAGGTGAATCATGGCTTATAGTGCAGCAAACCTAACAAGAATTGGTGGAGCATCTAATGGCGATCTCTGGTTTTATACATCAGCAGATGCTATTGCTACTGTGAATACATCAGGTTATTTCAACGATGCAGCAAATATGCTTGCAGTTCGTGACTTAATTATTGTTGTAGATACAAATACACCAACAACAAACTTTGTTAATGTGTTATCAAATACTGGTACAGTGGTTGACGTTTCTGACGGAACTGTTGTAGTAGAAACTGATGGCGACTAATAACTAATGACTTCAACGGCATCCAACTCAGCGTTAGACATAGCATCAAGAGCCTTAGTGCTTATTGGTGCAGAGCCAATCACTTCATTTGAAAGTAGTTCAACAGAAGCATTGGTAGCCTCTAACATGTATGAGGATGTCGTTAGGTCCTCTTTATGTATATGCAGGTGGAGATTTGCTACAGAGCAGGCAGTTCTTAATCAGCTTACAGATACACCTACAGGCAGATTTGATATAGCACATCAGTTACCAAGTAATTTGTTGATGCTACATGCTGTTACAATAAACGATAATAAAATACAGTATACTGTATATGGTGATAAGGTTTTTTCTGACTCAACTACAAACGATACTTTGATAGCTGACTATACTTACAGGGCAGATGAGGTAGACTTTCCATCATACTTTTCACTTGCTGTGCAGTATTCACTAGCTTCGGTATTTGCAACAGCGATAGCTAGAGATGACAAACTTATGGAAATGATGGAAGTTAAAGCTGAAAGACTTATGGCCAAAGCTAGAAACTTAGATGGTCAACAACAAACATCAAGGGTATTATCAACCACGAGGTTTAGAACAAATAGGTTAAGCTAATGGCAAGGATTAGAATACCACAAAATAGTTTCCAGTTTGGTGAAATTAGTCCTTCGTTAACATCAAGAACCGATTCACCTATATATAAAAATTCAGCAGAACGAGTGCGTAATTTTTTTATACGTGGCGAGGGTGGAGTAACTAAAAGACCCGGAACAAAAAGATGGCATAACTTTGGAAGCAGTCCGTCTTATGATTCAAACCTTAGACAAACAGTTCGTATAGAACCTTTTTCATTTTCAGATGATGAACAATACATAATAGCATTTAGCAATACACGTATAGAAATATTTCAAGTGAGTCCTACAACTGGTGCTATATCATCGATACAGGCTTTAACTGGGCAAAGTTGGTTAGTGAATACAACCTCTGCACCTTACTTAGAAGAATATACTTTTGCACAACAAGGTGACGTTATGTTTATATGTCATCAAACAATAGCACCAAGAAAAATTGTTCGTACAGGCTTAACAACATTTGTTGTTCAAACTTTTAATTTTGAATCGTCAAGTAATAGTGAGCATGTCTTTCAGCCTTATTATCCATTTCAAGCATTAGGTGTAACTATATCAGCCAGTGCTACAAGTGGTAGTGGAGTTACTTTAACAACTAGTGCTGATTATTTTACATCAGATCATGTTGGTGTATATCTTAAGATAGGAACTGCCGAGGCAGAGATTACTGGTTATACAAATGCAACAACTGTAACAGCCACTATTTATGGAACGCTTAGACAGCAATTAGATTTAAATGCTTTTAAAACAACAGAGGATAGTTTAACTGTTCAAGTAACGCATGCCTTACATGGATTATCCGTAGGTGCTACAATTATTATCGACAGGGCAGGAACTGTAGGTGGTATAGGTATTACAAGATTAAATGGTACACAAACTATAACTGCTGTAATAGATGAAAATACATATGAATTTAATGTAGCTACAAGCCATGAGGCAACCTCTTCAGAAGATGGTGGTGGCAGACCGAGGGTTGAGACTGGATCAGCTACAACTGAATGGCAAGAGCAAAGCTATTCTGCTGTTCGTGGATTTCCGGCTGCAGTAACTTTTCATCAAAATAGATTATGGTTTGGTGGTACACTAGCACAACCTGATGGTATATGGGGTAGTAAGTCAGGGCAATATTTTAACTTTGATGTTGGTGATGGTGAAGACAATGATGCACTTGATCTTACAGCAAACGTTGGTGAGATATTTACTGTAAGACATTTAGTATCAAACAGAGATTTACAGGTCTTTACTACAGGTGCAGAGTTGTTTGTACAAGCACCAGTAGATAAACCAGTTACACCTGCTAATGCACAGATACGCAGACAAACACCATATGGTGCATCGTTTGTAAGGCCTGCTGTATTTGATGGTGCTACATTATTTATACAAACAACTGGTTCTGCTTTGCGAGAGTTTTTGTTTACAGATGCTGAACAAGCTTATACCTCAGTAGCTGTGTCAAGTCTTGCACCTCATCTAATACTAAATCCTGTACAGCAAACATCTATTAAAGGTGCATTAAACAGAAGTGAATCATATGCTTTTCTTTTAAATAGTGATGGTACTATAGCTGTGTTCTATTCTATTAGAGGAGACAATAAAGCAGGATGGACATTGTGGGATACGGCAGGCAAGTGGCATTCAATATGTAGTGTATTTGAAAGATTATTTGTCGTTGCTTCAAGAGATGATGGTTCAGGATCAGACAAGTTATTTTTAGAAGAGTTTCAGGTAGATATGCCAATGGACTTTTGTGATGAGTTTAGTGCATCAAGCAGTGTATTCAGTGGATTGACATCACACTTTTCAAATGGTGCTGTTGTAAAAGCAATTAGTGGTAATGATTATCTTGGTGAGTTTACTATAGCCGGAGGACAAATAGATGCATCATTAGCTAAATCAAATGTATCCACTGGCTATATAGGTTATGCATTCACTCCTCTCATCAAGACCTTGCCAGTGGATGCAGGTATTATTGGTGGGCCACTTACCGGAGAGCCTAGAAGAATTAGTAGAGTTGTTTTAGATTTGTATTCTACTCTAGCAGTTTCTGTAAATAACAATGATCTTGTTTTTAGGAATGTTACTGATGATATGTCTAATGAAAGAGTACCAGTAACAGGCAAAGAAGAGTTTAGGATACTTGGGTATAGTCGTGATCCAAGAGTGAATGTATCACAGAGTTATCCTTTTAGTTTAGACATTAATGGTATGGTAGTGGAGGTAGCATTCGGATGAGTTGGTGGATGGTAGCAGGTGCAGTTGTTAGTGCATATGGTGCAATGCAAGCAGGCAAGGCAAGAGCAGCAGAAGCTAGGGCACAAGCAGCACAGTTAGAAGAACAAAAGAAAGATGCCAAAGTTACTGCAATGCAGGAACATAATATACGTATGCAAAACTTAAATGTAATGCTTGGTGTTAATGCATCATTGGCAGGTGTAATGGGTAGAGATGAAGACAGATCACTCGCAGCTATTAAACAAAAGATATTAAAAGAAGCAACAACATTAGAAGATAGATCAAGATTGCAATATCTTACTGATCAAAGTCAACGTTCTATGTCTATACAAATAGCAGGCATGAGAGCAAGGAATGCTAGGAGAGCAGGTACGATATCAGCTATAAGCAGTTTATTAAGTGCAGGTAATCAGTACTCAAAAATATCAGGATCAGTTCCTACTGCATCAGTCACAGGCACTGGCCCTTTAAGATTTAATCCTAGTAGAATAAGTGGAAGTGGAATCTTTACATAATGGTAGAATTTCTAAAAGCAAAACCTACATCTTTTGTTAATAGACCTAGAGGTATTATTGATACACGCACAGGCGAAAGTCAAGTATATGAACAGATAGCTAACCTTGGCGATCAAATGTCAAGGATGGGATTTGAGGATGCAGTAGTTGAGCAGGAAAAAATAGGTAAAGATTATGTTGCTTCACTGCAAACTAGAGACGAGCAAGGCAAGTTACAATTTGTAGCATTGCCTGAATCACTTAGTAAGGTTGCTAAAGATGCAGCTACACCACAACTAAGAAAAAGATATGCAAATGAATTACAGTTAGACACAAGTAATAAAATTTCTGAGTTACATAGAACATATAAAGATGATCCTGTAAGCTTTGAGTTTCAATCTAATTTATATATTACTGAGACTGTTAATACCCTACGTGCAAATGGATATGCAGAAGTAGCAGGTGATTACGCAACAAATGCAGCAGGCTTAGTTGTACAGCATTCAAATGATTTAAAGCTTAAAGCTTTCAAGAAACAAGAAGAAGCGGCTAATGAAAAGCAAAGAGTTCTCATTGATAATCAAATACAAGATTCTTATGAAAATAGAATAGGTGGTAAATTTAAAGAAGCAGATGAAATGGACAAAGCTGTTCTTGCTTCATTAGATGACCTTATTGAAAGAGATGTTGTTAACGCACCATACTACAAAGAACAAAGAGCATTGGTTCTTAGAAATAAGAAACAAGCTATTATGGAATTACAGTTTCAAAATTTTAGTGCAGCACAAATGGCTGCATATAATAGAAGTCTTACATTAGGCAAAATATCTGGTCGTGATAAAGCTTTATTACCAAATTTAACTGATCAACATTTTATAGATCAAAGAGAAGATATGAGGCCTGAGGATATTAGGCAACTTACAGCATGGGGTTCTACAACTAAAGGAAGATTTGCTGATGGTCTTACAGAAAAAAAGAAAACATATGAGATTGATAATACAGCAAAGCAATGGAACAGCAAAACACTATCAATAAAATCAACTAAAGTAAGTAATGACTTAGATGCTGTTATTGGTAATGAATTAGGTCTTGGAAGGAAAGCGTCACCTAATGATATTCTAAATGCAACACAATCACAAACGCAAAAAATAATGGGAGGACAGAAAGGTAATGCATCTGTTCCTACATCTATCAAACAAGTTATAGGAAATCCATCTATAGCTATAACTAATATTAATAATAAATTAGAGCAAGGCAATCGAGAGGGTGCAGAATCATCTATTAATAATTTAATAAATGTAGCAAAAGTTTCTAGTGGCCTTATAGGTGTAGATAAAAAAGGAATCGGAAGAATAAAAAATATAGAAATAATGGCAAAGAAAGATGGAGATTTAGTCAAAGCTTTTAAACAGGTTTTTAGAACAGATGAGCAAGAAGAGATAGCACGTGCAAGAGTTAAAACAAAGATTCTTGAAAGCGACAATTCAATAACAGAAGACAATTATAATGCTACTGCCTTTATGAAGAAAAAACTTAAAGGTATGGATTTGGATTTAGATGCATCAGAAATGTTAGACATGTTACCAATTATGCGTTCCTCACTTGAAACTGAGGGAGCAGATATTGATGATGCCTTGGAACTAGTAGAAGAATATTATGAGGCTGTATATAAAGCACATCCAAGTAACTACAATATAAATGAAAGAAAAACTGGAACACCTGATACTGGTGGTATTGTTTCTTACTATGGAGATAACACAGACAAAGTAGTTGAGATTATTAATAATAAACTTAAAGCCGATTTACCTGATGATACTGAAACAAGTTTCTTTGGATTGTATACAACCAAGGTAGATTATGAGCTTGGTGAAAATGCTTTCTTATTACCGGATAGATCAAATGGAAACAAAAATTCTGGAAGATGGACAGTCGTTGATGTTGATGGCAAGCCACTTACTAACGAATTTGGTGTTATTGAAATAACAACACAGGACATAGAGCTATCATCAAATATTATTACACAGGAAGCTAAAGTAGCTATTGCTGAAGAAAGTATAGGTAAGTTTTTTAATTGGTGGAATAACTTTAGTTTTGATACAGATATACGTATAGAAATGGGTGAAATAAAAGGAAGCAAGTCAGTTAATTTAGATGCACCTGCACCACCAATTGATACCTTTGATGATACTACTAAGAAAAAACTTATGTCTTCTGATCTTTATGTTCAGCCTACTGGCCCTGAGATGCAAGAGAATGTTGATATACAACCTGATGCTATGAGAAATATAAACGATGCAGTTGATCAAGCTATAGATACTGTAGATAGAACTGTAGTACAGCCAGTTATTGAAGGTGTGGAAACAGCGATTAACAAAGCAGGTAAGCTTAAAGATATAGCTGTTAATAATATTATTAGTATGTATAACAATATGAAAACTTATGGTGCTGAAATATTAAGAGATACACCTGAGTTTATAGAAATATCTCAGTTAGCAAATGGTCAGGTGATTGACGAACTTGTAAATAGTATTACAGCAAACAAACCAATCAACGCACATGTAGGTGCTGTAGATCAATTAATAAAAGATGAAGATTTTAGCCCTGTACAATATCAAGATGGTGCAGGTAAATCTGTTGGATATGGTTTTGCTATTGCAGCTTTAGAAGATGATGAACGTGCTTTAATTAAGGATATAAATAATATTACAGAAAAAGAAGCAAAAGCAATTATAAATATTAAAGTTAGAAAGATAGCAACAAAGTTTGTTAGGGATGTTCCTAATTTTAATTCAATAGCAACAACGAGACAGATTGCATTGATCAACTTTGCATATCAACTTGGTTATGAAAATGTAACGAATCAAGGCAAAGACCCTAACAAACAATGGCCTAAGTTTTTTGTTAGTTTAAAAGCTGCTGCAATTGCACCTGAAGGTTCAAAAGAAAGAGAGGAACTGTTTGCCGAAGCAAGAAATAACATGGTGTATAACTACACATCTAAAGGTAAATTTTATACAGATTGGTTTAACCAAACTCCTAACAGGGCTAAACGAGTTGCACAAAGCATAAGAGGTTATTAATGTCTGAACTTTTTTACAGGTCATCTGATTACAAAAGTTTTACACCAAGAAAGTTTGCAAGACCAACACCAGTTTTTACAGAGTATCAAAAGCATGCAGATACAATAGAGCCATCATTTGGTGAAACATTTATGGGTCATCTTGGTTATCAATGGATGCCAGTTACAAACTTTATACAAGAGCAATTGACGTTTACTAATCAGGATGATGATCCTGATTTTAGATGGCAGGATCAAGAAGAAACAGAATTATATTATCAATATGTTGAAGAGCTTTCACGATCTAAGAATAGAGATCATTATGATTTTATAATGAGTAATATTGATCAAGGTATTAAACGTAGAGAAATCATGGATAGAGGTGGATTGTTTCCTGCACTAGTAGCAGGCTTTGCTGATCCACTTAACATTGCATTTGCTTTACCAGTTTTTAACGTAGGAATAAAAGCTGCTTGGGCAGCAGGCTCTGCTCTTGGTGTAGCTAAAGCAGGTGGTAAAGTTGGATTAGGTTTTGGTATAGCATCAGAAGCAATACGGGCACCATTCGATCCTTTGAATACTCCACACGAAGTAGCTATGAACATAGGTGCATCTACACTTATGACTGCTTTACTAACTGGTGGAATGAAAGGTATAGCTAACACTTACTCTGGCATGAAGCTTAAGAAAATAAATGAAGAGATAGCTAAAGAAAAAAAAGGTGTGAAGCCTACAGAACCTGAGGTTGTTGATCCAACTACAGGTCAGCCTGAAATAAAACCTGAAGCCAAACCAACAACTAAACCAACAGCAAAAATTAAATCATTATCAGAACTATCAGATGATGAAATTCAGTACAGGTTTGGAGAAGAGTTTAATGTAAAGAAAATAATAACTGATCCAAAAATAGTAGATAAGTATAAGCTTGACGTAGACAAGCCTAACATTTTAGGGAGGCATGTGTATTCTGATGAGGGTGGAACTGTATATGTGGATATTGCTAGAACAAAAGATAAATTTAGAAGTCTTAAAGAAAAAGCAAAGAATAAAGAAAAAGGATTTGAAGAACTAGAACGTTTAAAAAATACAGGTTTATATTCTGATATATCATATTATCAAAGTAGATTTATGTTTAATAACATTGATAGATTTACTGATGAAGATCAGTTTGTAGACTTTGTTTTATTTCACGAGATGATGCATGGTAAATACAAACAAAAGCCAAATCAAACACTTAGAGCATATGAAGATGAAATAAATGTTAATGCTTTAGATAGATCACAATTTGAGAGAAACAAAATATCTCAGGATACAGGTGCATTAAAAGATACTGTGTATTCACGCATTGGAATTGTAAGTAAAATTATTCCGTCACGTATTATTAATGAAGCTAAAGATTTAAATGTATCTATAAAAAATGACTACAATAAAATGTCACACAATGCATCTGTTGCTCTCGAAGGAAATCAATATGGCAGAGCAAGTCAATCTTTGTCAGCAAGGGCAAAACTCTATGGTGGTAGAGTATACGCATTACGTACAAGAATGCGTGAAAGATATATGAAACATATGAAGTCACGAGAAGGTACTGGTGAGTTTATTGGATTTGATGTAGCTTCAATGGCTGTAAAAGCTAATAGATATATGAGAGGTGACACAAGCAAAAAAACATTTGATGAATGGTTTGATGATTTGATCTTGACTCATATTGATACTGGTAACCCTGATTGGCATGCAGCCAACTATCAATATTTACCGGAAATAATTAGAGCGTCGTTAGATGATCTTAATGGCATGTTTAGGGCTGTAGATGATTTAGCACGAGAGGTTGGTGAGTTAGGGGATGATGTAGGTATACGACAACAAATAAAAGATATTGCATTAGATGTAGAAAAACGAACTCAAGAAATAACAAAGATAAAAGAAACAATTAAATCAATAGATGATAGAGCTAAAGAACGTATGTCTAGTAGCAGATCATCTACACCACAATACACAGCAAAAGAAAAAAAGTTTAAAGATAACTTACAAGGCCAGTTAATGGTTGAAGAAAAGAGGGTTGCTGATGCTGCACTTAATACAACTTGGTTAAGAGGTGTCTTAGATTCACCAACAAGAAAGAACTATAAATTTCCTATTTACTATGACAAAGCTTTATTACTTTCTAGTCCTGATAAAAGAGAAGAACTTACACAGGTTTTTGCTAAACATTTTTTAGAAGAAGATACTTATAAAAGATGGGAAGGCGATAAGTGGATTGATGTACAGATTGCAGGTAAAGCAGAAAAAGCTAGAGAAGAAGCTGAAAAGGTTGTTAATAAAATACTAGAAATAGGTGATAACTTGCATGAAACAGGATCAATAGGTCCGGGCAAGGGCAAGCACTTAATGATTCGTGCAACAAATATACCTGAGTGGAAAGTCAAAGACTTTATCATAAGAGATGAGCGTGTACTAGAAAACTATATGGAAAAGATGGGCTTTCGTATTGAATGGGCAAGAGCATTTGGTAGAGAAAACATAGAAGAAATGTTAGACAGGCACGATATAATTATGAAAGCTGATGGTCTTTCTGAAAAAAGACGTGCTGAATTTAGAACAAACTTTCTTGCTGACTATGAACGTGAAGCAGGACAAATGATTAGGTCACCTGATAGGTGGGATAACAAATACTCAAGGGTAACTAAAAAGGTTGCAGGTATGACTTATCTTACTGGTGCAGGAGTAACATCTATAATTGAAACAGTAGCTATGCCAATCTTTGAGCATGGATATGGCAGGGTATTTAGGACTGCTGTGCAAGCTGTTGATGGTAACTGGTCTAATATTAAAGCTAACGTAAAGAATCTTATGTACGTTAATGAGGGTATGGAGTTAGCAAAGTCTATAGCACAAAGAATATTTTTAACAGACACAACTAAAAACTTACAGCCGGGCAAGTTAGAGCGTTCTGTTGAAATGATGGAAAAGGGTTTTTATATTGGCAATGGCTTATCTATTATTACAAAGATAGGTAAGATGGTTGATATGGCTGTGCGTATACCTAAGTTTTTTGAGCAAATACAATCAATAAAAAATAATAGTGCATCTGCATTCGATATAGAAGAGCTTGGTCGTTATGGTATAACACCTGATGTGGCTAGAAGATTATCTAATATGCCTTGGGAAAAAACAGAAACAGGTATGCCTGTATTAAATTTAGCAGAATGGCCAGAAGCTACAGCATTAGACAGAGAACTCAAAAGAACTATGATGACTTATCTTGCATCTGCATCACGCAATACTATTATGCATGCCACTGCATTTGATAGACCAATGATCATGGATGGTTTTGTTTATGTTAAATACAAGCCGTGGATGAGAAAGCTTGGTATACAAGTTGATGAAAGAGCAAGTATTAAAGTTGGAAATAAGATTACATATCCTATGGCACGTATAGAGTCTGGTGTTATGGCATTTCCATTTCAGTTCTATAACTTTGCATTTGCAGCAACAAATAGGATTGCAGCATCTATGCTTGATCCTGCAAGACAACATAGAATGGCAGGTATGTCTGCATTGTTAGGCATGAGTTATATAACATTACTTATCAAGAAACCTGATTGGTGGTTTGAAAATAGAGATGCACCTGAGTTAATGATGCGTAGCTTTGAAATGTCAGGTATTACAGGAGTGTATTCAGATATTGCATACATGGCATTACATTCTGCGATTGCTACTGGTTTGCATAATCCTGATGATTCATGGCTTAAGGGTAAATACAAGCCAACAGTCGGTGATCAGTTTGCAGACTTTGCAGGTGCAACACCGGGCATGATGCGTGAGTGGGTGCTTGGTGCCCACGAATTGTTAACTGATCAAACTCCGGAAGGTTTAAAAAGATTGTCTTATAACCTACCGATAATAGGTTTAACACCATTTGCTGAAGATATGAGAGAGCTAGGCAGGAGTATAACAAGGCAATGATTTGTGCGTTGCACACAACTACAACAACAAATAAGGTGCGAATATGACAATTTCTTTAAGTGATAATAATCCTAGAGTCTCGTACACTGTAGCAGAGGGTGTAACACAGACAGCATTTACTGTGAACTTTGAGTTCTTTGATGATGCTGATCTTAACTTTTATGTTGATGGCACACTCAAAACATTAACCACACATTACACAGTTACAGGTGGTAGTGGTGCAACTGGCACAATTAATACAACAGCAGGTAATAGTGTTACTGGAATTGCAGGTGGTTCTACTGTAGTTATAACAAGAGAAATTGCATTAGCTAGAATAACAGACTTTCCATCTTCAGGTGCATTTCAGGTAGCTACTCTTAATACAGAACTTGATAGATTTACTGCAATTGCAGCAGATATTCTTGATGATACAACACGATCAATACAATTAGCTGATAGTGATGCGTCGGCATCTATGACATTACCTCTAAAAGCAGACAGAGTTGGTACTGTTTTAGGATTTAATGCTACTACTGGTGCAGTAGAAGCAGGACCTACAATAGCAAACGTAAACAGTTTATCTGCAATTACTGCCAATATAAATACAGTAGCAGGTATAAGTTCTAATGTTACTACAGTAGCAGGCATAGCAAGTAACGTCACAACAGTAGCAGGAATATCAGGTAATGTTTCTACAGTAGCAGGTATAGCAAGTAATGTTACTACAGTTGCAGCCGATGCAACGGATATAGGTACAGTAGCTACGAATATAGCTAGTGTTAACACAGTTGCTACAAATATTGCAGACGTAATTACAGTAGCCAATGATCTTAATGAAGCTGTATCTGAATTAGAAACAGTTGCAAATGACTTAAATGAAGCTACTTCAGAGATAGATACAGTAGCAAATAGTATAAGCAATGTTGATATAGTTGGTGCAAACATAGCCAATGTAAATACTGTAGGAGGCATAAGTGCCAATGTGACTACAGTTGCAGGGGTTAGTGCAAACGTAACTACAGTGGCAGGAATAAGTGGTAATGTTAGTACAGTTGCAGGAATAAGTAGTGATGTAACTGCTGTTGCAGGAGATGCCACTGATATAGGAACAGTATCTACCAACATTGCTAATGTCAATATAGTTGCAGGTAACAATAGCAATGTAAGTACAGTCGCAGGAATATCTGGTAATGTGACTACTGTCGCAGGAATACAAGCTAATGTAACGACTGTGGCCGGAATAAGCGCAAACGTAACTACAGTTGCAAATGATGCAACCGACATAGGAACAGTAGCAACTAATATTGCTAACGTTAACTCAGTTGGTGGTTCTATAGCTAATGTAAATACAGTAGCTTCTAACTTAGCTTCAGTGAATAACTTTGGGGAAGTCTATCGCATTGCATCTTCAGCACCTACTACATCATTAGATTTAGGTGACTTATACTTTGATACTACATCAGATACTCTAAAGGTTTATGGTGCTAGTGGATGGCAGAACGCAGGTTCATCAGTCAATGGTACATCTCAAAGATATCACTATGACATAACTGGCACTCCAACAAGTGTAACTGGTGCAGATGCTAATGGTAACACACTAGCTTATGATGCAGGATATGTAGATGTTTATGTCAATGGTGTTCGCATGTCTACTGCTGACGTTACAGTTACCAGTGGAGATACAGTAACCTTTGCTTCAGCCTTAGCTAATGGGGATGAGGTAGATATAGTTGGCTATGGCACATTTAGTGTAGCTACTTTAAACGCAGATAACCTAAACAGTGGCACAGTACCAAGTGCTAGGGTAACTGGTGCATATACTGGTATTACTGGAACTGGTGCATTAAACGCAGGAACAATCACAAGTGGATTTGGTAACATTGATACTGGCTCTAGTACAATTACAACTACTGGTGCTGTAAGTGTTGGTGCTTTTACTAGTAATGGTATAGACGATAATGCTGATGCTTTGGCTATAACCATAGATAGTTCTGAAAATGTTATGATTTCTAAAACGAGTACTGCATTTGGCACGGCTGGAGTTGAATTAAGTCAAAATGGAGTTGCTGGTAAAGTCTTTATTACTCGTAGTGGTGGTGAAGCACTTTCTTTAAACAGACTGTCTTCTGATGGTGAGATTGTTGGACTTTACAAAGATAGTACTCTTGTAGGAAGTATTGGTGTTGCTGATAGTGGAGATAGAATTTATTTAGCAAATGGTGGTGCAGAAGGTATAGGAATAGATAATGGTAGTAATGCTTTTGTTCCCACTAATGCAAGTGGTGCATATGCAGACAATCATATTTCATTAGGTAGGTCTGATGCTAGATGGGCAGGTATTTATACAAGTGATGGATTATTTGTAGGTGGCACTGGTTCAGCTAATCATCTTGATGACTATGAAGAGGGAACTTGGACACCTAATATTGGTGGTGATTCTACCTATAATGAACAAACTGGTAAGTATATTAAAGTAGGTCATAAAGTAACTTTATGGTTTACATTAAGAATAAATCAAAGAAACACTCCTGCTGCTCCTTACATTGTAGCAGGTAATCCTTTCACTAATAATAATGCAATAGGTGGAACTGGTATAGTTCATTATTTTAATTCAATTCAAACTTCAGCAATAGTTTTAACAACAAGAATAGACATTAGTGGTTCTAATATTAATATAAGTGGTGCTACTGGAAGTGCCACTACTATTGCAAATGTTAATCATGATTGGGCAGGTAATGGCTCTGCTGTTTATGGATTTGTAACCTTTTTTTCAACATAACCCTATTGGACATAGGGTAGTCAGTCCATTAACCAAAAGGAGATAAAAATGGCATTAACAGAAGAAACAATACAAGACAAAATAGAGATAGTCGGTGACTACAAGCACGTTCAAGTAAGAACTGCTACAGTCATCAAGAGAGATGGCACAGAGATAAGTCGTAGTTTTCATCGTCATGTTGTTGCACCTAATATAAGTGCAGATGACTTAGCCAATGAGAGTGCAGAAGTACAAGCCATATGCAATGCAGTACACACAGATGCAATCAAGACAGCTTACGCAGAACATTTAGCTAACCAAGAGGTATAGCATGACAAGAGCAAAAGACATATCCAAGATACTAACTGATGCAGACCTCAGTGGTACTCTTGATGTAACAGGTAATACTACAGTCAATGGTTCTATAATTACCAACACTGGTTTTTCTGTAGGTAACACTGCTATTCTTGGACAAGAAATAGACGTTTCTAGTGGTGATTTTACACTTGATGTAGCAGGAGACATTATTCTTGACGCTGATGGGGGGGATGTAGCATTTAGAGATGGAGGTGTTGGTCATTTACAAATATCAAATGTTTCCAATGATGTTAAAATACTAAGTTTACAAACAGATAAAGATTTAATTTTTAGTGGTATTGATGGCGGCTCTGAAATAGAAGCCATGCGTATTGATATGTCAGCAGGTGGCAATGTTGGTATTGGAACTAGCTCTATATCAAGTTCTGACAAACTTAGTATTAATGGTGGTCATGCAAGAGTTGTTAATAGCGTTGCTCAATCAGGTAATACATTAGATAATAGTACATTTTCAGGTCTTATAGTTAATAATTCAAATGATGCTAATGGAGATTTAGCAGGTATAGTTATGTACCCAACAAGTCAATACACAGCAGCAGCAGGTGTATTTGGCGTTAGAGAAAGTCAAACAGCAGCAGGTATAAGTTTTTGGAGTGGTTCTAATACTGGCTCAGAACGTATGCGTATAGACAGCAGTGGTGCTTTATTAATAGGTAAAACTAGCTCTGACAACACAACAGTTGGTGGTAGATTTTTAGCAGATGGATTTGGTTCTTTAGTTAGAAATGGTAATAAATGTCTTGTTTTAAATAGAAAAACTTCTGATGGTCAGATTATTGAGCTTCAGAGAGATGGTACTGCTAGAGGTTCTATTGGGATTTTTAATGGTGACCCATTTATAGCTCGTTCAAGTGGTAATGGTATGAGATGGTTTTCTAATGGTTTACATCCTTGTGATGAAACTGGAGCTACTGCCGATAACACTGTTAGTTTAGGTACATCAAGTGGTAGATTTGATGACGCATACATAACTAATGGAGTCACTACAGGTTCTGATTTTAATGATAAACAAAACATAGAAACTTTAAGTGATGCAGAAGTAAGAGTTGCTACAGCATGTAAAGGACTTTTAAGAAAATGGAAATGGAAGTCAGCAGTTGCAGAAAAAGGTGACAATGCAAGAACTCACTTTGGTATCATAGCACAAGACCTACAAGATGCTTTTACAGCAGAGGGTTTAGATGCAGGTGACTATGCAATGTTTATGTCTAATACTTGGTGGGAAAAAGAAATATCTGTAGATGCAGTAGAAGCTGATGAAGAAAATGGCATAGAAGCACAAGATGCTTACACTTATATGGATGAAAAAGAAGAAGCAACTGAGGGTTACACAGAAAGAACTAGATTAGGTGTTAGGTATAGTGAATTACTAGCATTTATAATATCTGCAATTTAATAACAGGAGAATAAAATGGCAGTAACTTGGACAATCGCAAATATGGAAAGAGACTTAGTGCAGGGAGATAACACAGATATTGTGACTATCTTGCACT